GTTTACAGATAAAGTTGTACCAATATCTGTTAACTACCCGTTTTTCTTTAAACCGATACAAGATGGTATGGATAGACCTAAGTCTGAGCTTGCTTACCGTGTACCTGCGAGTAAGTTTACTCGTAGAAAAATTACTGCAAACGAAAAGCAAGAAGACTTACAAGGATTAGACACGACTATAGACTGGAAAAATACAGGTGATAATAGTTATGATGGTGAAAAGCTAAATCTATTAGTGCACGATGAAAGCGGTAAGTGGGAAAGACCAGACAATATATTAAATAACTGGCGTGTAACTAAAACATGTCTACGTTTAGGTGCTAAAGTAGTTGGTAAGTGTATGATGGGTAGTACAAGTAACGCTCTTGATAAAGGAGGTGATAACTTTAAAAAATTATACAATGACTCAGATGTTAATAGACGAAACCGTAATGGACAGACAAAGTCTGGGCTTTATTCTCTCTTTATCCCAATGGAGTGGA